AGTTTGTATAAGTGTGTGATAGTCTTGATCCCGAAACACCACCCGCCGCAGAGTCTGAAGCGATAGTTTCTGAATTTCCATCTCCCCAATCAACTTCATAAGTGACTGTGGCACTGGTTGTATTTGTTGTTGTGTTTTCTAGGTACACAGTTGATCCACTATCTGATTTAGTGATCGCTGATCCACCGGACGATGCCGCATATATGAAAAAGTTTGTTGCCGGAGCCGCGGTATAGATAACAATGTATCCTGTTCTTGTTTTTGTGGCAAACGATCCCGCGGAGTTTGTCACAGCACTGCTGGCATATGCTCTCACAGTCACATCAAAAGGTGATCCCACGTTTGATGAATAGGTATGACTTGGTGTAGAATCAGTTGTTGCTGTGGTCACGTTGCCGTCTCCCCAATCAATATTGTATCTATCTGCACCACCTCCCACATGAGTGATTGTGAGTGTGACCACTAGACCTGCTGATCCTGTGGTAACATCTGCTGTAAAGTCTACTGTTTGTACATAGGTGCCTTCACGAATATTTTCCATTGTTTCGTTGAGAGCCGCGATCGCTTCAGTGACGCTGTCGGCAGATCCAATCTGTGTGTATGCTCCATCAGTGAATGATGTTTCTACTGTGTTGGAATTTAGATCGTTGAAATCACCGGGTGTTCCCAGAGCCAGTGACTGACCATCTGCTATCGATGATGCATTTGCGGTAAAATATCTTTTGGTGACTAGGTCGTCATCTCCCACAGGATCGGCCGCTTGTATTTTTGCTAGAGTCACTCCAGTTAAATCTTGTCTGGTAGATCCATCCGATGTGGTTGTTCCCACTCGGAAAACATCCAATGATTCATCCCAGTACAGAACTGCCGGATCACTTGCTCCACCTCTGTTGATCATTATACCAGCATCGGTTGCCGCGGAATTGTTGGAATTTATAACCAGTAGATTATCTTCAACAACCAAATTTTGTGAATCTACTGTGGTCGTGGTACCTACAACTGTTAAATCACCGTTTATGGAAACATTATTTCTAAAATTTGCCAGTCCATTAACGTCAAGCGTGTATCCCGGTGAGTCTGTGCCAACACCTAATCGATTGTTGTTGACATCTAAATATAGTAAATTGGTTTGAAATGCTAGATCTACCCCTTCTCTAACGAGGTTAGATTCTAACATATTGCCAGGTATTCGTTGTATTGCCATTTTTTATCCTACTACGAGTATATTTATTCTAAATATAGTTTTTAAATCAATAGTTAATTAGATTCATGTACACTACGTTATATGCTACTATAAATAACTCTATATATGAGCATTGAAGACAGCATAAAACAGTTGGTTGAAGAAAAAGTTCAAAAAGCCACAAAATCGTATTACACTAGATTGGCAAGTGAGAATTATAGTATTTCTGAAAAATTGAAATGGGCAGAAAAAAAACTAAATGAACTCGTGGAAAAATTGTCGTCACGAAACAACAATTTTGAAAACGGGGAAATATCAGGAGATAAAATATCAGGAGGAACGATTTCCAAGTTTTCATCAACTGGAATCAAGGACACGGCACCCAACACCATGTTGACTGTTGAAAAAGACAAAGTGGTGGTCGAAAAAAATCTTCATGTCAACGGCACCATACAAGTAAAACAGTTGTTGTATAATAAAGCCAAGTGCAATGATCTTGAAGTTGATAACAGCGTCAGGATAAATGGCACAGAAGTTTTGTGGGCAGACAGATTAGGAAATGCTGTAAAAAAATCCAAACTGACCGAACTGGGTGTATTAAATGAATTAAATGTTGCCAACACATTGACCATCTTTAAAAACAAAGTTGGAGTCAACGTAATTGAACCTATCGGACCTTTTGGGGTTGCAAATAATGGCATAGAGGTGTCGATCGATGCAAAGGGTGACACAGGTTATGTGGGCACTGTCAACAGTGACCCTTTTGCGATAGGCTCCAGTGGAGATCCGACATTGTACATCAGTCCTGATAACAAGGTAGGGATAAAAATTAAAAAACCAAAAGCAGATTTAGACGTTGCAGGCTATATAAGATATCAAGGACAAACTCAACAATATCTAAATTCTATACCAAATGCCGGCACATGGGCACAGGGAGATATTGTGTGGAACAGTCAGCCGGGACGTGGTTCGGTATTGGGTTGGGTATGTATCAAACAAGGTTCACCAGGTACGTGGCGACCTTTTGTTTCTATAGATTAAACTGTATCAAATCCGTGTATAACAGAAAGTGTTTTTCCACCATCGCCCGGTAACGTGGAACTTAAAGTGATTGTTGTTCCCGATATGGAATAGGTGTCGTCTTTTTGGAAAACACCCTCTATGAAAACAAGAATATTTTGATCTGCTTTGGGTTCGAATGTCAACGGTCCATATGATAATGTAGATCCATCCATTGTAAAAGCATCTCGTGTGATTGTAGACGCTCCGCCCGATCCTCCTTGCAGTTGTACAAATGTCACACCGTTGTAAAATTCTAACATATTCAAAGTGGTGTTGTAACGAATCATTCCTTCTTCTGGATTTACTGGTTGTTCGGCCGTTGTTCCTGTTGGAATTTGAATAGATTGTGCCGCTCCGTCGATTTCAGGATATTTAATATGTCTACCCATGAGATTATAAACCTATTGTTGAGATTGTTGCGTTGAATTGTGCCGCGGAATCTGGTGCTTCAATATAAATTCTGTCTCCAGATTCTAAAATTAATTTTTCAGTATCTATGATATAGGTATCCTCGGCATGAATAGTGAGGTTGTTATATAATTTATAATTTTCTGAAACTGACTGGCCTGATGGAACCACGTATATGTTTACTGTTCCTTGAGAAGATGTTTTGTTAGTGATATAAATTACTGTCACAGCAGTGTCGGCCGCGGCCGTGAAAGCGGCACTTGAAGTGTTTGCTGTAACTTGAAAATTTGTAATCGCCATATTTTATCCTAATGCAATGGCCAAAGCCGTTGCTTTCTTTTTACTTATCAATTCTCCTTCTGTTCCAGAACTGATGTTTGAGTTAATAAAGTACAATCCTGTGCCTCCACCTGCCGCTGTCTTGTTGTACAGTTTGGTGATCGTGGTTGCTGTTGGAGTGGATGCCGCATTTGAAAACGTTAGTACATCGTTGATTACAATTTCTCCTGTTCCATTGGCAATCAAAGTCAAGTTACCATTGGATGAATCCGATGTGATAGATGTGATATTTGTTAGATCGTTGTGTAAAGTCACGTTCACTGTGTCTTCTTCGGTGGCCGCTGTTGATATGTTGGCATCACCTGCCACCAATACACTATTTCCCGATAATACACTTACCACCGAAGAATCGTCACCTCTAAATCCTATTGAAAATCCTCCACTGACTAACTGACTGTCCACATAATTTCTTGTTGCCGCATCCGAACTATTCAACGGTTCTGCAACTCTGATGTTCGCTAATCCTGTGTCTGTGATTGATGTTCCTGTGCCATCAGAGGTAGTTGTCACTGCTTTGAACACACCATCACCTTCATTCCAATAGAATGCCGCATTATTATCAACACCTCTCTCGATCAATATACCCGAATCGACGTCTGTTGTGTTGGTATTATTCTTGGCCAGCCTAATGATGGGATCTTCTATGTTTAATGTGGTTGTGTCTAGAGTGGTACTTGTTCCTTCAACTGTGAGGTCTCCTGTGATTGTAACATATCTAGAATCTAAACTTATTGTGTGTGTGCCGGATCCTGCATTATATCCTGCACCTGCCTTGATTGTGTAATTCTCTGATGTTTTTAAAGTCTTTGCCATTTGCTATTATTTATATGAAATTTGGGGGAGCGTGTAACTCCCCCAAACAAGCACGTGTTCTAAGTTATTACTCAGATACGATATCGATATTACCTTTACCAGCCGCAATAGAACCTTGAATGTCAGTTCCTAACGAGTAAGGTACAGATCCTGTAGCACCTGCAGAAGTCACATAGTGAACAGTGTTGTTGTAGAATTTTTCTACGTAAGCAACTGTTGAGTCATCTAATGTGATCTGAACACAGAATTCACCGTATCCTGTAGCATTGTCGTTGGCCAACGAGCCTGGAGCAACTGCTTTCAAAAGCATGATTGCTTCTGAAGAGTCATCCATATGGATCTTGAATTTTTTAGATCCTCTTTGGTTCACGATGTATGCTGTTGTGGAGTCAACTTTTGCTCCACCAAAAGTTCTGTAGGCCGTCACGGCGATTTTAGCAGATGTGTCTCCACCAAAACTTGCTACAAACTTGTCTTTTCTTATAGGTCTTCCCATTTTTTTTCTCCTTATAGGAGTCCAATGCCAGTTCTCCTGGCTACGCGGTTGTCATCCGCATAAGTCTTCTACTTGAGTAAAAGCACGTTTGAACTAACTGTATTTATCGAATTTATAAATTTAAAAATATGTTTATAAAAAGGGCGATGTCTCCACCGCCCTTGTTTTTTGATTATTGTGTGACTTCCGGTGTTGGTTGTCCAGACCAAACTGACCATGCGATGACAACAATGATCGCTATTGCTATCCATGTTTTTTTGTCTTTTAAAAGTTCTTTCATTTTTTCACTCCTGTATTTGTTGTGTGGCGTAGTTGTATAGTCACACCACACAATGAGGTTTCGTATTACTAGATTGTTATATGATTTCTATAGTTTACTTTCTATTATAGATGTGATATAAAATCCAAACTGCCACCAATCCAATCAAACCTTGATCAGAGAAGCCTTGCAGTACGCCCTGGACGTTTCCTATTACAGAAACATTTGGCCAGAACGGAATACCTTGACCGTTGAAAAGGATTTCTAAAACAATTCCCAACGCGATCAAACTCACTCCCACGTCAGCAATTCCTTTTGCCCAATCCTTTATAGTCTTTAGATAATCCATATTGGACCTCCTTTGATTATAGATTCACCTAGGTGAACCTTGCAATTATTTAGAACACAAAATTATGAATAAAACTACCAGATTTGGTTTTGTGTTTATATGGAGTGTATTTTTTTCCGTTAAACACACAGAAAATGAAAATTAAGTCATAAAAAAAGGGCGACCGAAGCCGCCCTTTTCAAAATAGATAATCTTAAAGATTATGCAAATTTTAAGTTGCCTGAAGTAACAGCAATTTTACCTAGGTAGTCAGCCGCATTACCAAGAGATGATGCAGTGTTGTTTAATTCAACATAGCCATATCTTGTTAAGAAACCTACTACTGGTTCAAAAGTTGCTGGATCAAGTACAACGCCTGATGACATTAATGGAATGTATGGACAGTAGAACGCCGCCGCATCTGCCTCAGATGCACCTTTGTAACCTACTAATACATCAGCACTGTCGCCAGCGTATGCATTTGCATATACTCTCATCGCACCGTTTAAAGTTCCAACGAATTTAGTGTTTGTTGGTGCTTCGAACGTACCTTCAGTTGATCTTGCGAACGCTGAAGTTGTTGCAGATTGAAGAACAGTTAACGCAGTTGGTGATACCACCGCCCAGTTACCTGCACCTCTTCTTGTTCTTTGTGCAATGATGTTTGCTACTCTGTTGATTTGAACAGCCAAAGCCGCGTGTTCATCACCAACGAAAGTTGCAGTTCCAGAAACAGCCGCTTGGTCATAAGTTGCTAAAGCAGTACCTGCCAAAGTGTTTAATGATCCAATGATCTCTTGGTCGATCTCAGCAGTGATCTCTTGAGCTAACGCCGCCATGATTTCTGCTTCTACATCGATACCTTGCTGTGCCTGAGCGTCTTGAGCCGCTTCAAAAGTCCATCTTGCAGATAGTTTTCTTGATTTAGCCTCAACCGCTTGTTTTAAGATTTGGATAGATAATCTTTTACCAGCATTTCCTTCTAACGCCGCTGTTGAAGCCGCTTTAGTTGAACTGTTGTCTCCAGAATATGCTTCCGCAATCTTGAATGGAGATAATGCCTCTTCACCTGGAGTAGTTGTAGTTGTTCCAGAAGAACTGTCAGCATATCTGATTCTTAGTGTGTGGATCTGTCCAACCGGACCAGTCATCGGCTGTACACCAACGATTTCGTTAGCGATAACAGTCGGCATAACCCGTCTGATTACTGGAAGGATCACTCTGTTTAGAGTAGCAACGTTACCAGCCGATGTAGCACCCGCTGTTGCAGACTCAGACAAATATCTTTTTGTGTTTTCCAACACGATGTCCATAGTCTTTTTCTTGTTGCCTTCTAAACCTTCAGTTAGAGCTGATTTAGTTTCGCCCCATTTTGATTCAAATAATTCACTCATTTGTCTCGTTCCTTTTTAGTTTAGTTGTTAATCTTCGACAGACCCGCTAATACACGAATACTGCCTAGTTCTGCATCTTCTCGCTCTGATCTTGGAGCACCTGCTTTATCGCCAGAAGCCTCAGAAAGCATTTTCTTTGCTTTTGACACAGGAGCGTCTTCCATCACTGCTTGAAGATACTTGTCATACGCGGCCTTTAATTTGCCAGTTTCAGTTGATTCCAATAACTGACCCATTACTTCCGCTTTGTCTTTGCTCAAAGGTTTGAGCAACTCAGCCATCGTTGCCTTACGTTCCATCAAATCCTTAACTTGAGAAATTTCTCTCTCTTTGGATTCAATCACCGTTTTTGCCTCTTCGATGGATTTCTCAGCATCTTTTAGTTTCAAAGTAGTTTCATCTACAACTTTTAACAGTTTTGATGTTTCAGACTTCTCATTTAAGTAAGATGCCTGATACTCTGAAGCAAATGCTTCGAAAATTTGTTTACCAAAGTTAACCTGTCTTGCAGATGAGATGTCTTCTTTAAGTTGGCTAATTTCTTCACCTAACTTTTTAGTTACAGCATCTTCTACAACCTTAGCAGATTTCTTAATGAAAGATTCTTTTAACTTGGCTAGTTGAGCCTTTGCTTCTTTCACTAATTTCACTTTAGTTTCAACTACAGATTTCTTGTCTTCTGCAAATTCTTTGATCTCCTTAGCAAGTGCGTTTACAACGAACTCCTCTAATTTTGCAAAGTTTTCGCCAACAGATTTTCTGTCGTCGTGTAGTTCTTTAACTTCATTAGTAAGTTTGCTTAATACAAACTCTTCTAATTTTTTAGAATGAGCACCTACTGATTCTTTGTAAGTGATCTTTTCTTGAGCTAGTGCTTTTCTGTCTTCGACAAATTTGCTGATCTCTTCAGACAACTTTTCAGTCATCATCGTATCAATAGCCTCGACCATGTTATTTTTGTCGTGCTCGTATCTTTTAGCAAATTCTTCTCTCAGTTCAGCGGTTACTAGTTCTCTGTTTTCTTTTATTTTTGAATCCCACGCTTCTTCGATAGATTTTTTTGTATCTTCTCCAATAACGCCTGATTCAACTAGTTTTGATATTGCGTCGAACATTATTTTAGTCCTCTTATTATGTTGGTTAATGCCTCTGTAAGGGCTTTTTGTGCTTTTTTGTCGTTTCTAACTTCGGCCGCCAAACCCATTGCCATGTTTCCACCTTTTGTGTTCATAAGGTGTTCGTATATGGCAGTTGGATAAGCACCTGGTGCCGAAGGTTGAGCCACAACATCCACAGTGATGATCTCAAAGTCTGAAACTTCTCCACCGCCGTACTCAGAAATGTTACCACTTCCTCTCGACGATACTCCTAATTTCACACCCGATTCTAACATTGTTCGGACAAGTTGGCCCATTGGTGTTGGTAAAATTTTCATTTTACCGTATCCATTTGGTCCGTCCATCCACATCTCAGTGATCATGTGAGACACACGGTCCAAATTAATTTTTAAATCATCTGGATGATCCACTTCACCTAATACAGAGTATCCAGACGTGATTTGATCATTGAGTGTTTTCACTGCTTTTTGTATTTCATTCACAGGATAAACTCTTTGATTGGCATTTTTAATACCGCCTTGTATGCAGATTCCTTTCATGAAAAGGTCTTTTCCGTCCTTACCTTCATGAAGTACCTGAACTCTGGCTTGATCAAACGTTAGATTTTCTCTAAGGTATAATGATGACATCAGATCTTCTCCAAATTAATCAACAATTACTTAGAAGCAACTGGTGATTTCTTGTTATCAGCCTTGTCAGCAGTTTCCGCCTTGGGTGCCGCTTTCATTGCCGCTTTTTCTTTACCTGGCGTGTTTGCAACATCACTGATGATTTTTTCTGCAGTCGGAGCCGCTCTGCCTTTTTCTTCAGCAGAACCCTGTGCTATATTTTTAGCACCGTGTCCCATTTTTGTTCCTGCATCATTTACTGGTGATTTTTTGCCATCTGCTTTGTCAGTGTTATCAGCAGATTTTGGAATTTTGTATTCTTTTACAGTTTCCTTGTCCGCTTCTTTTGATTCAAAAGGAGTTTTTTCAGCCTCTACTGGAGCGTCTATTGACTCTTCTTCAGTTTCTTCTGACTCTTCACCTTTATCGCCTGACATCATTTTTTCAAATTCTGCTTTTAATTCGTCTAAAGCATCTTCTAAGTCTGCAACTCTTTCTTCAGTGTCACCTTCTGCTTCAGCGTCATCACCTGGCATTTCTTCATCACCTGGCATTTCTTCATCACCTGGCATTTCTTCTTCGGCTTCCGGAGCAGATACATCTTTGATTAACTCGTCAGTTGCATCTCCACCTACTTCTTCGATTGATTCTTCTTCAGTTTCTTCAGATTCGTCAGCAAGTTCAACTTCTTCGCCTTCTTCTACTGCTTCTTCTTTAGACTCTTCAGTTGCTTCTTCCACTGCTTCTTCTTTAGACTCTTCTTTGTTTTCTTCTACTGTTTCTTCTTCAGTAGTTTCTGCTAATCCTTCGTAGATATCTCTAGATTTTTCTACAACGATTTCATGAAATAATGCTTCCGCTTTTTCATTTTCTTCGTTAATCAGCAATTCTAATAATTGTTCAAATTTATTTGACATTACACGTGCTCCTTCAAATGTATACGTTCGTTTAACTTATAAGTGTTGTATTTACATAAAAGAACCTAAAACGACTATAGAATAGGCTCAAAAAGGCCCGTATTTGTCTCAAAATAGGATTTTTCGTGATTTTTATAATTTTATCTGCAGATCGTATATTTTCAGGAAGTCCAACACATCAACTGTGCTGAAATTAGCATTGAATTCTAAGTCGTTTGGACGAAACCAGTTTGCCGGTACCACACGTTTGAAATTGACGTCTGGATAATCTATGAAAATTTTTTTAGTTTGATTCATCCAGTTGCCATAAAATGTTGCTTCGTCCTTGCTTTGTTTGTAATTACGGGTGTCTTTGAAAACATTGTTGAACTTAAAACTGGTTTTTCGTTGGTCCCTTGAGTGACCTTGATAGTCAAACCCCAATATGTATATTTGTTTGTGTCCGTGATCGCAGGCTAATTTCAATGCTGTGGGGCCTGATGACCATCCTAGGCTGGGTTTGAACCATTGCACATGATTGATTGCTGTTGGAACCTTGTCATACTGATGATTGTAGTTGCTCCAAACCGAATTATTTTTGGGATAATCGGTTTCGCAAATCTCTAAAATCATTTTGGGATCTACAGCAACGAGATAATCCGGAGTTTCGGTCCTATAAACGGCATTACAGGCATAAACCTTTCCGTGTTTTTGTAAATCAGCAATTTTTATACCTTTACGGGATTCTCCGTTGCCTAATACAAATGCTGTTGTATTGCTCATATGTTACACACTTTATATATTATTACAAAGATATATTATCGTCGGCAGGTGGTTGACCATACATTTTTTGAACGAAAACTGCTTCTTCCTTCTGTTCTGCATCGTGTTGTTCAGAAGCAAGTCGCATTTTGTTAATTTGTCCTAGAGTTAATCTAGTCTTTCGTGTATCGTCGGTGTCTAAAATAGAAATATCGTCCTCAGCATTATAATTTTTTTGTTGCTCGAAGCCATTTTCTGTATGTTGAAAAAATTCATTCAATTTCATAACGATATTTATTTTAAACCTGTGTTCCTCCACCCGGAGTTTGTCCTGGTGGTGTTGGTGCTCCCGGTGTGGTTGTTTGTTGTCCTGGTTGTTCAGTGCCTGGTTCTGCTGTTGGTTCTTCTAGATTATCTAGATCCGCACTAACGTCGGCTTGTGAAATTCCTGCTGTTCTCATCTGTGTTGTCTTGGATTGTTTTTTCTGTGCCACATTATTTTCTTCTGCCCACAATGTTGCATTTTGCGCCATTTCTTCTTCGGTTAATCCTAGATATCTTTTGAGAGCAAATCTTTTTGACATATAAGGTAATTCTGCTACCTGGGTAAATGTTCCTACCCTGCTTTGATCCATTTCAGTTTGTCTGTATTGAGCAAAGTTTTGTGGTGGATTGAATTTGATTTCAAATGTGCTACCGTCTAATGTATAACCTTTGTTGTTGATCCAAATTTTAAACTCTTCATCCAATACCGGTGAGATTAAATTCTGTAATCTTTCACAGTATTTGTTGAATCTCAATTCTTGAATGTATGCTGTGCCCACTCTGCCGTCATTGTATTGTTGTGCACCATCATCTGCTCCTGTTGGCAAATATGAACTTGGTATTCTTAATCCTCTATACAATTTATTTGTAAAGAATCTCAAGTCGTCGATCTCGCCCAGGTTAGTACCGCCCGGTAGTGTGTCCACTTTAGATCCTCGACCTTCCGCTGTTTGAGGAAAGAAGTAATCTTCGTTGATACTCATTGGGTTGTAAGTGGCATCTATAAAGTTGGCACCACCTGATGTTGATGGAATTCTTCTTTGATTGATTTCATTTTTAACTCTTTCAACAAACTGCATGGCCAAGTGTGTTGGCATATTGCCCACGTCGATGTAGAACACTCGTCGTTCTGGTGCTCTTTGAACTCTGTAAATGATAATTGCATCTTCTAATAATTCTTTCTGTTTATAAACTTTGAATACCTGTTCTAGAACCGATTGTCCGAATGGGAATAGGTTATCCATTCCATCACTCAATGTCAAGTGTACCACGTGTTCGGCATTGATGGCATATTGATTCATTGTTCTGTAGAATCTTCCTCCCGAAGCACCACCTGTGCCCGATGCCATATTACCCGCGGCTTGGCCGGCAGTAGTAAAATTCTGATTGAATGCTCCTTGGTTGGTACCACCGTACAATTGATTTGGTGTGATCTGCGTGGCAGATAATTTTTGTAAATTTGGATTTATGTCTCTGATGATATATTGTTCTGGCAGTTTGCCTTCTGACTCGTTGACAATGATCCTGTCTACTTTTGCTGGATCGATATATAACAATTTGTTGGTTTCCGGATCTCTGATAAAGAAACAATCTCCGTATTTTAAAACGTTCCTAAATAGTTTGAAAACTCTTTTTGTGAATTGATTTGTT